TCGGCGCACTGCTCGTCATCGGCGCCATCGTGCTGATCGCCACCAACACGCTGCAGGTGACGGAGATCTACCTCTTCGCCGGCGTGCTTCTGGTGCAGAGCCTGCCCTTCCTGTCGGCGGCGGCGCTCGCCGGCCTCGAAGGTCGCACGATCAACGACTTCGCCTTCTGGGCCAGCCTGCGCCGCAAGCTGCGCCCGGCAATCGCGGCCCAGGCCCCCGCCCTCGCCAACGTCATGGCCGAAGTGCCGGCGCCGACGCAAAGCGAGAAGCAACCCGAGACGGTGCAGTAGCCGACCACGCGCGGGCGGCCTGAAACGGAAGGCCCTGGATTATCCGACGCGCTCTTCCCGTCATGCCCGGCACACGGGTCCGCGCTGGCGCGCGGCCCGAGCACAAGCTTTATGCCGGGCATCCAGGTCGGTGCGACAACCGCGTAGGACACGGATGGCCTGACCGGGCGCGGCGGCCATGGCGGCCATGACGTTGCATCGCACCCATGTGATGCCCGCTTCTCGCCGAGAAAGTCAGGCCGGCAGCGCCGTCTCCACGAGCCGCGCCCAGTAGGATGCGCCGAGCGGGATCACGTCGTCATTGAAGTCGTATTGCGGGTGATGCAGCCCCGCACTGTCGCCGTTGCCGACGAAGATGAAGGCACCCGGCCGCGCGTTCAGCATGTAGGAGAAGTCCTCCGCCCCCATCATCGGCGGCAGATTTTCGTCCACGCGTCCGGCGCCCGCGATGCCGGAGGCCACCGCAGCGGCGAAAGCCGCCTGGTCGACATGGTTGCGCGTCACCGGATAACCGCGGTTGTAGGCGAGCTTCACCTGCGCCCCGTATGTCCGCGCCACCCCTTCCACTACCTCGCGCACGCGCCTCTCCAGGAGATCGCGCACAGGCTCCGTCAGGCTGCGGATGGTGCCTGCGAGCTTCGCCGTCTGGGGGATCACGTTTGTCGTCGTTCCGGCCTCGAAGACGCAGATCGACACCACCGCCGATTCGAGCGGATCGACGTTGCGCGCGGCGATGGACTGCAGCGCGGTCACCATCTGCGCGCCGACCAGAATCGGGTCGATGCCGAGATGCGGACGCGCGGCGTGCGCGCCGCGTCCCTCGATCTCGATCGAGACGTAATCCGCCGCCGCCATGATCGGCCCCGCGCGCAGGCCGAAGCGGCCGACCGGCATGCCCGGATAATTGTGCATGCCGTAGACCTCCTCGATGCCGAACCGCTCCATCATCCCGTCGGCGACCATTTCACGGCCGCCGCCGCCACCTTCCTCGGCCGGCTGGAAGATGACCACGGCGGTGCCGGCGAAGTTGCGCGTCTCGGCAAGGTATTTCGCGGCGCCGAGCAGCATGGCGGTATGCCCGTCATGGCCGCAGGCATGCATCTTGCCGGGCGCGGTGGACTGGTAGGAAAGCCCGGTCGCCTCCGCGATCGGCAGCGCGTCCATGTCGGCGCGCAGCCCGATCACCCTGGCGCGGCCCTTGCCGTCCGCCTCCTTGCGGCCGCGGATGACGCCGACCACGCCGGTGCGGCCGATGCCCGCCACCACGTCGTCGCAGCCGAAGGCTTTCAGCTTCTCGGCGACGAAAGCCGCGGTGCGGTGCACGTCGAACAGCAATTCGGGATGGGCGTGCAGGTCATGCCGCCAGGCCGCGATCTCGGAATGAAACTCGGCGACGCGGTTGACGATCGGCATTCCTCGGCTCCTCGGGGTTTCGGGCAGTAAATCCTGCCCGACCGGGCGGAGCAACATGATGGCGACCGCGGGACCGGGGGCGGCGAATCTTGCGCGCGGGGCCACGCAAGGCAGGCCGGCGCGAACCGCGCCTTCCCCGCCGACGGCCGCTCACGCGTGCCCGCGACGCCGCCCACAGGGCGCGGAGTTTTCCGTTGTCGCGGCGGAAAAGTCGGCTTATGTGTCCGCCCAGCCGTTCGCGGCACGCGGCGCGTGCGGCGCTTTCCTTGGAAGCTCCACCCGCTCCTGCCTCAGCGGAGCCCGTAGCTCAGTCGGTAGAGCAACTGACTTTTAATCAGTAGGTCCCGGGTTCGAATCCCGGCGGGCTCGCCAATCATTTCAAGCACTTATGGCATGTTCGGAAAACTCATTCCGACATGCCGTCAGTTGCTCATTCCGACAAAGTCCCCCTTTTCGTTCTCGAATCCAACCTCTTGCGGGCGCCGATCTGGCGCTGTTCTTTCGTGACTTGCGCATACCGTAGCAACGCCGCCGTCGACCGGTGGCCGCTCAGCGCGCGCAACTGCGCATCGGTCAGCCCGGCGTCCGCACCCTCGGTGTTTCCGCCGTGGCGCAGGCCCATGAACTTGACCTCAGGATCAATCCCGGCGGCCGTCCGTATCTCGGCAACCCGATGAATGAAGCTGTATTGGTTCCATGGATGGTAGGTCGTGCGCTTCTTGCCGCGCTTGTCCGGCTGGTCACGCATCACGATCAGGGTGCCGCGCATGGTTGCGGAATTGAGCCGCGCCGTCAGTTCCGGCCACAACGCCGTGCCGTCGGCGTCGAACAGTGGAATATCGACAACCTCACCGGTTTTATGGTGCCAGACCCGCGCCACGTCCGGCGCATCGCTCGGCCGATAGTGCGCCCAGGTCAATCGCGACAGAATGTCGACCTGCCGCTGCAGCCAATAGAAGGCAAGCATCGCGGCGGTGCCGATCGACGGCTCACCGGCGGCGTCCGCCGCCGCGACGAACTTGAGCAGTTCATCGTGCTTTACCGGCCTGGTGCGCTTGGCGGTGTACTCGATCTCCATCTTCACGAACGGATTGTCGATCGGTACGATCTTCGGCTTCTCGCGCCGCGCCACCTTCCAGGCCCGCCGGCAATACTGCATCGAGAGCAGCGCCGTGCGAATCCGCAAAGACCCATCCACCCTCACCGACAGCTTCTCATACAGCTTGTCGGCGGCGCCGGGCGTGATGCTGGTCAACTGCAGTGTGCCGAACAGCCGGCCATCCTTCAGCTTGTGTTTCGATGCCTGCGCGAGCGCCGCGTCGATGCTCTTGCGGTCTTGTGCGGCAGCGACGTGTATTTCCGGTGCGCCTTGTATAGGCCCGTCATCCAGTCGAAGGTGCCGATGGGCAGCGGCGATTCGGAGATCGCGCCCTTGGTCCGCCATGCGGTGAATTGAGGATTAAGCACCTGGTCGCAGCGCAGCTTCGCCTCACCGTAGTCGGTGCCGAGCGCCTCGTTCTGCATTTCGCAGCCGCGCTTCTTTGCCCAGGTCGGCACCTCCCAGAAATAGGCAACGGCCCCGCTCGTGAGCCGCTTCGACCGCATGTAATCCGGCCATCCGGCCGGCTTCTTACGCATACACATCAGATTAACCCCGTTACATCTTCGGCGATCGGCGGACCGTCGAACTGAAGCCCGTGCCGCCGCGCGATATCTCGATCAAGCTTGGTCCGATGCCACTTCGGCAGTGCGCCGGTGACGCGCGCTGGCTGCGAATAGACGCCCTTCGCCACCTTCGCGAGGAAGGCCTCGACGCTCGGCTCGTCGCAATAGCCAGCGGCAGTTTCGGCGCGCATTTCCTGCGGCCAAGCTCCATGCGGATATGCGACGGGGCGTGACATCAGGCGATTACCTCGCGACCTGACGATCAGCGGTGCGGAGACCATCGATATCCTTGCGCCACATCTTCCAGGGCGAAGACTTGCGGCCGGTCTTGAAGGCGGGCCACACCTTGGCATTAATGTTCCGGAGCACGGTCGCGGCCGAGCATTCGAACTCCGCCGCGATAGCCTTGGCCCCGGTCACGAAGTGACGGTTCTGAGCCATGTCCCTATTCGTCCCGATTGCATTGGAACGCAGACGCAACACGCCACGATTACGGTGCAGAAGTTGAATCGATGTAGAGAAGCCGGCGAATGCCAGCACGCAACGCCATTCCCGCATTGACCGTGATTTTGGAGAGCGGGGCCGCGCAAGCTTGTTGTGCGACAACTTCGTCCGCATCCGAGGGATGATGGGTCGGCGCCGCCCAAAGTCCAGCATCATCAATGAGCGTCTCGTGCAGCTTTTTACCTTCCACGATGTGGTCGAAGGTCCGCCCCTTCCAAACAATGAAGTCCGCCTTGTCGTTGGTCAGCTCGCCGAGCACCCAGCTATCGCGGTCGGCACTGCGCAGGACACGCACATAGCGATTGTTGGTGATTTCGATGAACATGTCCGTGCGATGCGCCGATACTGGCTTGCTCGGATCGTAAAGGCCGTCAGGATCGGGGTTGCCGCCGCGGCGGATGTAGCGCTGCGCCTCCTTGTCGTACCCGTCGAAGAACATCTGAAAGGGATCGACCAAGTGAATTAGAAAATCCTCGATAAGCGTGTCAGCATGGATGATGCGCGAGCCAGCCAGCAAAGGGATGCCGCATTGATTCAGGGCACCCGCGATGCAGAGCCGCTTGACCGTGTCGCCGAACAGCATTCGCTTGGCGGTTCGCGACTGGGGAACCGGTGAGAAAATTTTCCGCTTTTGTAGGTCGCGTTGGGCCGCCTCGCTGACACCGGACGCGCGCGTAGCATCCTCAGCCGTGAAGTGGCTCTTCACGTACCAGTCCAGCGCTTGGTCAAAGTCGGCGAAGGTCATATCTTCACGATAGCCTATTGATAGGCCAATATCAAGGCGCTTTGATAGTTGAATATCAATTTCCTTGGGGAAAAGCGACAAACTGTCCCAACTGCCGGGCTGAGCGCTCAGCCTCCGCCCATCAGGAGATGACCCTCGTGCGATGCGCCGCGCCGCTCGGTCACGACAAGGCCGACGTTAATGAACTGATGCTCGGAACCAGGCGGTCGGAAGAAGCGCTCCTCAACGACGTAAAGCGTGTAGTCCTCAGGTTTCTGAATTCCCAAATAGGGCACAATCACATCGCCTTTTTGCGGCAGCACGCCACCAAATTCAGGCAGGACGAAATCGTATCCGACGCGCCAGTAGCCGTCCTCACCGTCAGCATTTCGGCCACGACGAAACAGCGCGATGTTCAATTCCTTAGCCATATGAAATCCCCTTTGCGGAAGTTGAATTTCAGCCGTTTGCACGCATGGTTATACCGCCGGCCGCGCCCGAGGACACGACCGGCGGGGACGATGATTACGCGGCTTTCAGGCCGGCCTTCAGGCGTTCGGTCAGATGCCGCAGGCGATCTGCCAGCATCTCGAGCAGCGTGCAGACGCCGGACATATCGGCGCCCTGTAGGTCAGCTCCGCCGCGGACGGCATCCTCGATGCCATGCACCGTGTCGACCACCCGGTTCAGTTCGTCGACCACATCGACGGGCCGCAGCGGCTCTGCCGCCTTCTTTTCCTTACGCTTGCCCATGGAGCTCACCCCGTGGCCTCGGCGACGGCCAGCCGCTCGATCACATCCGCCATGCGCAGCATGAAGTGAACCGTGTGTTTGTTGTCACATAGACCGTCGATTTCGACTTTGCCGATGTACCGCAGAGCCGCTACCGCACCCGCCAACGTCTTGCAGTATTTCCCGCTCCTGATCATCGCCTCGACGGCGCGCTCCGCATCGCATGCCATGTCGCTCGCGTCTGGGTCGTCGGTAAAGGTTTCCCTATCGTTGATCACGGCGACCGCCTCTCGATGACGCTCAATCATCGAGAGGATCGGATCGGCCCCGGATGTATCTTTGCGGTTCAAAATGCTCCGGACCCGAGCCAAATCGGCTTCCCCGGCACGGTGGCCCTGTGCGGGAACTGTGGACGGAACGGCGAGCGCGCGGCCAAACTGGACGATCTCGGCACTCATGACTGCACCGCCATCCGATCGAGCGCGTCACCTTTCTTCAGTCGTGAGTAAACCGATTTTAGGATCGGGAATGTCAATTCTGTCCCTACATCACTCGTATCGTCTGCGCCCCCAAACTGGTTTACAAAGGCGAGCAACGCCAAAGCTCCAGCCGTTGTTGCGGGCTCGACGATAGAAAGACGCTTCAGTTCCTGCCGCGCGTGTTGATGGGCGCGCGTGTAAGCTGCCCGGGCAGCGGAGACGCCCGACTTTTTCAACACATAATTTCGACGCCGCGCCGCATTCCGCAGGAGACGTTTCCCGTTCTCCACAAAAGCGTCGTATACATCCGCATCGTACTCTGAGCCCTTGTAGCGCTTCGCTTGCCTGAGCACGTCCGCGAGGCTGGTCGCGTAGATTGGGACAGCTTTACCGTTCTTTCTATACGTTATGACATGACCTCCATCAGGCAGCCATTCACCAGTGGCGTCTCCATCCTCGTAAAAGTCGATGAGCGCTGAATAGTTGTCCTTCTCGTAAGCCAAGGCTTCGTCGAGATCGTTCCATGCATCGCTTGCGAGCTTCTCATCGGCAAGCGCGGTCTCGCATTTCCGAATTAGGTCGAAGATCGGATCGGCGATTAGACGGTTCGCATCGGGTACCGCCTTCGCGGAGGCTATTGCAGCAATATTGATGGCAGCGCCGGCGGCCAGGGCGGCGGCGGTTCTTGTCAGCAAGTTACGTCGTGTGGTGTCGGACATGGCAATTCTCCATAGGATTGTGGGAGAACGCCAGCCAAGGCGGCGGCATGCCGGGCAGTGTTTTTGCTATGATGGATTCGGTCATCGTTCGCTCTTAACCAGCGTTCGGTGGCAAGTCGCGGCCGGGCCTGCCAGGGCTCGGTCGCGGCGCCTATTGAATCCCCAATTAAGCGATTTGCCAACCCCTCCGGGACCGCCTATTGCGCGTGAGCGCGATGCCTGTCGCACGCGACGAAAACTCAGGTCGACCCATGAGCCGATCTCGAAACTTGAATCGACACCCCGGATCGGACCTTTACCGCCGCTTTGTGCGGTGGCTACACCAGCGTGTCACCGAGCGCCACTTTGCCTGAGAATGCCAAGTGGCCTTCAAGCTCGATTCGCACCGAGTACGTGCCCTTGGCTAGCGACTTCTGTATGCGCCATCTCGGAGTCTTGTCCGATGGCCGTGCCAGCATGCTGACATTGCGGAAGTCTATCACTTGAGTGCCAGCCTTATTCCAAGCTTTCACACACACATCGATTGGCTTCGAGTCGTGCCGTGGATTGATTTGGAAAATCAGGCCTTCGTTACTAAAGCTTACGTGCTCGACAAACGCGAAGCGTCGCTCAAAGACCAGAAAATCATCGATCACAATCCTTGATCGCCAAGCGGACGCGTCGTCGCCTAGCAAGGTTAGCAAGGTTTCTCTTTCAGCAAGCGTACGACAACAAATCCACTGAAGCGCGCCGGTCAGCGAGAGCGGAGATTGTGCCAGCACCTCTGCGCATCTGTGATCGATGATGGTTCTGTCGGAACCGATTGAGCCTTCGTGAAAAACCTTTAGAAAAGGAATCTTGGAGAAATAGTCCTCGCTCTCCGCCGGCTCAGCAGATCCCTTCTGCATGTTGCGATCACAAAACTTGGTTGTCGATAGGGAAAGAACACTGCGAGCGTCGAAGATAAGCATAACGAGGACCGGTGCATGCGACGCCTCGCCGTACTGACACTCTCCAGCTTTGCGAATTCCTTCAATGTGAAATTGCGTCGGCGTGCGTGGACGAAAGTATAGCCTAGCGAAATCGTGAGCATGGACCCGCGCATCGATAACGCCGGCAGCAGCGACATCTTTTGTTCGCTTGTTATTAGGATCACTGCGCGAACGCAGACTTCCATCCCGCAGGATTTGAACTGCGTTTTCAATAGGAGCGTGGTGAAATAGCCGACTCGGCCACTTTTGCCGATGGATGTACCATGGCTTATCGAGTTCAGCCTCCCAATGCGCTATGTGCGCATCTATAAACTGCCTGGTTAGCGCCATGCCATTTCGAGCTGAGCTTTCTTGCCAAAGTCAGAAACAACTGGCTCCGAGCCGGTGGCGCGCCTCATCTCGATTGCTATCTCAGGCTCCCCGTCGCCCCGTTGAATTTCAATCGGCCTCACGTAAGGCAACAAGCTCAATATAGATAGCATTGCTGGACCGCTTTCCATATTGGCCCATCCGGCCCTCTCTTTCGTAAGGAGCCCGTTCTGCAACCCTAACCAAACTCCGCGTAGATCCTCTTTATCAAGGACGTCTTCGTGATCACTAAGTCGCAACTTGAGCAAATCATCTGCGATAGATGCGTTAATCGGCTCGCAAGACTGAATGTCCGTCAATCGATTGTTTGCGAGTGAAACGGCGTTGAAGATTGCTGCGACAAAACCATCGAACGTTTTCGGGCTCGGTGAACGAGACCGCAACTCCTGCGCCACCGCTTCCATATGTTCTGGAAGGCCGACATCAACCATGTAATCATGGATGTAGACTTGGATTGGAAGTGGCGCGAGATATCGCTCCATCAGCGGCCGGACCTCATGCCAGTCTAGGCCGCCATTGCCACACCCTAGCCGAGGAAAAGATATCTCATCGATACCCAGCGACTTATAGTGCAAAACGAATTTGCGAAGACCCGCTTCAATCCATTCGACGCGCGATGGATTTCGCCAGTGTTTCTTCGTGGGAAAATTGAGGGTCCAAAAGTCGGTGCCCTTCCACAGCCAAAGCTTACCCGGCTCAAGCAAGTGCCGCCCGCAAATTCGCTTGTACGCGTCAAACATCTCTGGTTGACGCGCTTTGAACTCGCTCGCGATACCTTTGCCCATTACACCGACGCAGTTCACTGTGTTCACCAGTGTCTGTGCCGTGGATTCAAGTAAGCTCGTTCGCCGGTATGTGAGCATCGGTTCTTCGAAAGGAGGAAGCCGATCGGACGTGGAGGTCAGACTACTCGGCACCATTTCATCCGTGAATCACATCAGAGATTCGGGTGCGTGTAAAGAACAAAGTTAGAACATCATCCGGGCTATTGTTAGTTTAACGTCTATCCGGGAAGTCTGTTCACAGAGAAATTTCAGATCACAAGCAAACCGTCCGGACGATCCTCGCCGGAATAGATTGAGGTCAGGCTGTCTCCAGCCGCGGCGCGGCCGACCACCATGGCGCAGGCCTGGGCGCCGTCGATACGGTCGCGGCTCTTGCTCTTCGTGAAGAGACGGTTGCCGGCGCGATCGGTGTCGACCGCGACATTCTCGAAATTCCAGCGCAGCACCGGGTGGCCGCCGTGCTGCAGCTTGCCGCCGATGATCGCACGCTCCAGTTCCTTGATCGCCGGCGCCATCGTGACCCAGCCCTGCCGCATCTCGACCGCGGGGAAGCCGTCCTCGCGCAACGGCGCCATGATCGCCTGGGCATAGGCCGGATCGAAGGCGATCTCCATGACGGCATAGCGCTCGCAGAGATCGCGGATATGATTTTCGACCGCACGATAGTCGGTGACGTTGCCGGACGTCGGGATGATGTAACCCTCTTCGGCCCATCTGACATACGGGACATGATCCCGGTCTGATCGCGCATGCAGGTTGTCCGCCGGGCAGAAGAATGTCGGCACGACGACGAAGCCGTCATCATCATCGCGGAAGCACGCGATCACCGCCGTCAGGTCCGTGGTCAGTCCGACGTCGACCGCGATCCAGCATTGCTGACCGCGAAGCGTGTCCAGATCGATCGGGGCATTGCCGCGGTCGAAAATGTCCATGTCGACGAACGGCGAAACCGAATGCTCTTGCCGAATCCCGAGATGGAATTGCTGGAACGCCTCACGATCGGACGGCCGCGACTTCGCCTCGAGCGCGAGTTGACGCAGGCCTTCGATGTCCGGATAGCCGTGCTGCAGGCCGGGGTTGACCGCGTGCCACACCGCTTCGTCAGTCCAGTCGCAACCCTTCTCCGCTTCGAAGATGATTGGAAGGAATGACGGATCGTCGATTTCTCCGCTCGCAACCTTCTTGGCATAGTCATAGATCGGATAGTCAGGCGTGTTGGTGCCGCGCCCCGCCGTGGTGGTGATGATCAGAAGCGAGCCCTCGACCTTCACCAAGCCAGTGCGGATGGCATGCCACAAGTCGACCTTGCGGTGCGCCCATAGTTCGTCGACCAGGGCGAAGTTTGGTGTGCGGCCGTATTGCGTAGCTGCGTCGGCGCTGATCGCTTCATAGACGGCGCCGGACTTCGGATGCACGATGCGATTCTTGAAATCCTGCACACGTGCAGCTTTTGTGAGTTGCGGGGTCGCACCGATGATCGCGGTGGCTTCCTCATAGGCGATGCGGGCCTGCTTCCGATCGGCAGCGGCACCGAGCGCCTGACCGCCGGCGATTCGCTCCGGACCGAAGGTGTGAAGCAGGCACAGCGCGCGACCAAGGGAAGTCTTTCGATTTCCGCGACCGACCTGCAAATAGACGACACGGACTTGCCGACGGCCATCCTCACGGCAGGGACCATAGATGCGGCGAATGGCACGCTCCTGCCAGCGGTCCCATTGCGAGCGCTTGTCGGGATGCCGGCTCTTCGGATGACGCAGGAAGCGCAGGAATTCCATCGCCCGCTCGCCATGCCTGAGCGGATCGTCGATCGGCGTATCGTCGAAGAGCCAGGCGGGGTGCGTCATCTCATAGATCCCACTTGTCTTCGAACAGTGAGCCTTGTCCGCGCGCAGGCTGCAGCGACTTCCGGGAACGCGCGGTCGGTGTCAGCCCGAGCTCGGCGCCGAGGCGCGCGACGGTCTCGCGCGACGATCGCAGGAGGCCGGTGCACGGATGCGGCTTCGGTGCGCCGCCGGCGCCGGTGACGGATGCGCCCTCCGCCGCAATCTGGATTTCGAGGCGGAGCGCCGTCGCCTGGGCCAGCACATAGGAGGTGACCAGCCCGGCCATGGAATCCTTCCACAGCCGGCGCTCGCGCAGATCGGCGACGATGCGACGCCATTCGGCCGCGGCCTCCGCCGGCAGCACCGCCGGAGGGGAAACCGGTTCGTGCTCGGCACTGGTTTGAACACGCAAATTTGCGTCTTGCTCAACTGCGGAATTTCCGCAGTTCAAACCGCCAATTGGCGGTTTGCTCGCGCCGAAACTGTTCTCACCCGGAACAGTTTCAAGCGGCAAATTTGCCGCTTGGTCGATCGATAAAGATTCCGATCCGGAATCTTTAATTCCGCCAATCGGCGGATTTTCGGAAGCGTGCACATGTGCACGATCTGCCACCTTCGGCAAATTTGCCGAAGGTTCCGAGTCGTAACCTTCGTCCACGATCCGCAACTCCGGGCGCGCGCCTCTCATGACCGCACCCGCGGATTGCCGAAGCCGCCGTCATGTGATGCGGTTTTCGAGGAGTGACAGGACGCGCAATGTGCCTGCCAGTTCGAGCGTTTCCAGAACAGCGTCATGTCCCCGCGGTGCGGCTCGATATGGTCGACCACCACAGCCGGCCTGCCGCATTGCCGGCCGCCGATGCGGGCGACACACCACTTGTTTTCCCGCAGATAGCTCGCCCGCGCCTGTTCCCACTTGGAATCGTAGCCGCGGTCGCGCGCAGAAGGCCGCGCCTTCTCGACCGCATGCGCGCGGGCTTTTTGGCAGACGCACTGCGCGCCGCCAGGAACCGTCCGGCCACATCCGCATATCCAAGGCGCGCGCGTCGGCATCATCACCCCGTGCAATTGATCTCGATACGGATACAGGTCCCCCGATCGAAAACCGGCTGGACATTCTGGATCGTTCGCTGAGTCCCACGGATAAAGATCGCATCGGAGCTAACCGGGATGCGCTGGTCTCTTGGTTCGATGATTCCGAAAGACGGCGCGCTCGGCGTAAGTCCGCCCGGCCATTGCGCCTTGAACAACTCTGTCGGCGAAATGATCACCATGAAATTCTGCTGTGTGATCGAGCCGATCAGTTGCTCTTCCATCAGGGACCGCACCCAGGCGCGAACCTTGACGCGTACGCGCGTGATTGCTCCACCGGTACCGGCCTGACGCTGCAGCCATACGGTTTCGCCGCGATTGCGAAGAAAGCGGTCAAGGCCCTCGCGGAATACATCCATCAGCGCACGCTGGCCCTCACGCTGACGCTGCTGCTGGCATAGGTGCCGGTGGTCATGATCTTGGCCCGCAGGGCGGAGCCGAGAATGCCATCCTGCGCTGTGTTGTCCGTCATGGCGCCATCGGATGGCGTGACCTGATTGGTGACCGGCGTGAGGCCCGAGAGATTGATCAGCTTGATCGCGCTCGACGTGGTGAAGGCGAAGCAGGCCACATCGACCCAGGTCTGCCCGTTATCCAAGGTCGTCTGGACATAGACCTTGCAGGACGTTCCGCCTGAACCGTAGGCGAACTGACATTCAAGCGTGACCGCCTGCATGCCGTCGAGATTCTGGATTGCACTTTGTGCTTCGCCCGTGATCGCGGCAGTGATCGCGCGAAGGGCAAGCGTATAGTCACCGGCATTGAGCATGTCGCTTCACCCCGCGATCGGATTGACGTGTTTGGCCAATAGCCCGGTGATCTCCGGCGAAAGACCGGACGCACCCAGGCCGTCGAAATATGAGGCAGCGCCAACGCCATCGAGGTTTTCGCTCCGCAATTGCGGATCACGCTGGGCCGCAAACCGGTACTGCCGGACGAGCGCGATGGCCGCGCCCTCAACTTCGCGCGGCAGTGCATCGATATCTTCATAGCCAGCGGTATAGGTGACGGAGATCACCGCTGCCGGCCAGCTTGTCGCGCTGCCGAACGCCGTCAACCGCTCCACAATGCCGCATTTCGCGTCCAGTTCGTACAAGCCGGATTCGAGTGCGACTTCGGACTCGGTGATCGATTCGATCGTGTCGACTGGGAAACGCGACAGCAGCAACGTCTCGGATCGCGACGACGGCCGGAACGTCTCGGTGATCGTTTCCTGCAAGAACACGCGGTTGCAATGCTCGGCAATGGCAGCACTTGCGCGCGCGATCCATGCCGTGAGGTTTTCGTCTTCCGCCCGGTCGACGATGCCGAGCTCGCGCTTCACCGCAGCGAGCGTGGTGAGATCGTGACTTTCAGCCGGCGTCGTGACCTGCAACATTGCATTCAGTCCTGATCATCGGCGGCCGCGAGCGGGAGTGCTCGATCTGGCCGGGACGGGTCCATCACTTGCGCCGCCCGCGACCGCCCCCAGCCTGCCGGCCGGGATTGGAAAACTGCGGTGGCGGGTACGTCCGCCGCCACCGCCGCAATGCCCTTTTGCCTTGCTCGGCGGGCATCTGGTCTCGCCGTCGCGAGAATTCATGCAATCGAGCCGACCTTGACCACTTATGAAGGGTGCCGTTCTTCACCCAGAGGCGCGCGGAGGTCAGCTTCCCGTTGTCCGGCCGATTGCGGAGCCGTCAGAAAACCGCGCCCCTACACATTACGAAGCCGGACGGATGTCCGGATTGCCGAGAATGGCGACGGCCGCGATCGGGCTGTTGCCGGAATCGGCGCCGGTCGGCGTGACCGTCAGGCGCGTGTAGCGCTTGTTTCTGATGTAACCGAGCTTCCGGGTCACGCCGTCATTGGCATAGGTGAAGCCGGCCGCGGCCTCGGTGCCGATCAGGTCGGCGTCCGCCACGGCATTTGCGCCCGACATGCCGGAGTCGTCGCTCTCTTCCAGCAACACGGCATAGGTCGCGTTCGCGTCCGACAGCGTGCCGGTGATGATGCGGTAGGTCAGGCTCTCATAGCCGAGCCGATCGATGATCGATCCGACCACGGGCGTGGTGCCGAGGTCGGTGTTGATGGCCGGCGCAATGACCAGCCGGATCGTGATGTTGTTGGCTTGATCGCGCATTTGGCGATACTCCGGTTAGTCGTTTCGGAACGAGCAACTGGTTGGCTACCCGGGCCAGTTGCGGATGATATCGATCTCGGGTCAGCTCGCGGCGATCTTGAGCTTGCGGATGGCCTCCGGCCGCACCAGGCGGCCGCCGACCCGCTTGCGCGCGTGGAACCGCGTGCTGCCGGTGGTCGCCAGCGAATACGGATCGCGCAGGATTGACATGCCGACCCGGTCATAGATGCGGTACGCGCTGGCGAAGTCGCCGAACACCAGCGGGAAGTTGCCCGCGGCGATGTCTTGCATATCGGGCGCTTCGACGATCGGACGACCCAGCAGCGTGTCCGGCTGGCCGGCTGATAGCGCAGGCTGCCAGATATACTTGTCGTCACCGTCCTTCAGCTTGCGCAGCGCAGCGATCGTCAGGCCATTCGCCATGAACACGCCGCGGCTCCGGTAGAACGGGTGCAGCTCGTACATCAGGTTGATGATGCCATCGATCGTGCCGTCTGCGTCGGCGATGATCGATGCGCTGCCCGATACGGTGAAGCTGACATTCGCATCCGACATGAAGCCGAGAGGTTTCTTCACGCCGTTGCCAACGGCAAAGGCCGCACCTTCCAGCCGGCCGAACTCTTCCGCCAGATCGAAAGCGATCTCACCCGGGACGTTGACCGCTGCGTCTTCCAGCAGTTTGTTGCTGACATCGACGTAGCAGGCCATCTCGTCGACCAGGATTTCGGCCTGCCCGTAGGTCGACTCGGTGCCGGGTCGGGTCTCGGTTTCGCCGACCCATGAGCCGGTCGGACGGCCGGTGCGCTTCGGGATGATCACGCTGCCCGAAGCGGTCTGACCGACGCGCGCGGCGGCGCGGATCGGGGAGAATTGCACGAGATTCTTGTCGACCTCGGCCGAGAACTCTGCCGGCGCCAGGTAGCCGCCGGCGGTATCGTCGGCAACGCGAAGGGTCTTGACCTCATCGGGGCCAAGCGCTTCCTTGCCCTTACGCAGGAAGAGGTCGAAGGTCTTGGTCTCGACCTCGTCGCCTTCCGACTTGGTCTCGGTGCCGGGACGATTGCGCTTCGCGATCTCGGCGTCGACCTTTTCGCCCAACGCCTTCAGATCCCCGGTGAAGCCGGACATCTTCTGATCCAGCGCAGCGCTCAGCGCTTCGATCGCCTTCACGGGATCATCGTCGGCGCCGGACGCGTCCTTGCGCTCAAGAGGCCAGCCGGCCCATTCACGTGCGAGATAGTGTTTCATTTGCGAAGGGCCTCCGTGACCCGGTTGATGGCCGAAACGAGCGCCCGCGCGTGCTCGTCTTGCCCTTTGACCGACGACACCGTTGCGCGCGGGTTCATGGGAAACGTGACAATGGAAATTTCGGGAAGGTCGAGTTCTTCGAGGTAGCGCACGCCCTTGGCGCGATCGAAGCGGTCCTTCAGCGTGCGATAACCGATGGACATGCCGTCGAGCGCGCCGGCACGCATCAATGCGTGTGTCTCGCGACCTTTGACGGTATTCAGGATCAGCTTGCCTTTGGCCTTCAGACCCCGCCCATCCTCCTGCAGGTCGAGCCAAATGCCGATCGGCTCCGCCGGATCGTGCTGCCGCAACATCTTCACCTTGGCGGCAGGCCGGCGCTGCAGCGATTTCGCAAACGCGCTCGGCAGGATGATGTCGCGGCCATGGTCCTGATTGTTGAAGACGGTGGCGTAGCCGGAGAATTCGCCTTCGTCGGAGACCGCTTTGAAGTCCAGTTCAAATGCGAAACACGTTTCGGCTTTCATGCGGCGACTCGCGGCTTGGCCTGTTGACGCACCGGCGGCTCTTGACCGCCCGGCGCTTCGGTGTTCATCGGCACCCGGAATTCGTCGCCTCCCTCATAAGGGGCACGGTTTTCCATGCCGCGGACTTCATTCGGATTGAGGATGCCGTTCGTGATCGCCTTCGCGTAAGCCTCAAACCTCGCGGCAATCTCGGCTTTCACCAGTTCGTCGACCAGGAACTCCGCGACGTATTTCTTCTGATCCTCAGCGCTGAGCAGGCGCATAACCGCGCCCTGCCACAGCTTCAGCCGGGGCAGGATGGTGAAGGTCAGGAAGCCTTGCGCCATTTGCTCGGAATTGCCCCAGGTGGCGCGACCGAAGTCCATCATCAGGGTCGGCGGCGTGCCGAGCGCGCGGGCGATCTCGACCACTTGAAACGCGCGCAACTCCTGAAACTGCAGGTCGACGCTGGAGAAGGTCAGGGCTTCGAATTCGCCGCCTTCCTCGAGGATCGCGGTGCCGCCGGAAGCCTCGCCGCTATGCGCACTCTGCCAGGAGTTCTTGAGACGCGCCAACGCAACATCACCGAGCCGGTGCTTAAATTTCAGGATGCCACCGGGCCGAGCGCCGCGGGCGAACAGGCGGCCGGCGTGACTCTCCATTGCCATGGTGAGACCGATCGCCTCGCGGGCCTGCTTTATTGGCGCGAGGTTGCCGAGCGTCGGAACATGCAGGATGTCCTGCCACCGGTAGACCTTCTGCTGGCCGCCTTTGATCGCGACCTTGTATTTCGGCTCAAGCGTCTCTTCGTCGTGTTCGACGGTGACGCTGCCGGGTTGGAAGCGGATGAACTCGTGGATCTTGTCGCCGGTGCGGTTCGCGAGCGCATAGCCGCCGCCATGCGTCAGGCAATCGAGTTCGAGTTGAATCACGAATTCGGCCGCGCTGGTCCAAGCGTTCGGGCGATCGTGGATCAAACGATAGAGCGGATGATCGTCGGCGCGTTCCTTGCCGTTGTCGGCACGGCGCTCATAAAGATGGAACGGAAGCGAGCCGAGCACTTCGCAGCGGATGCTGGCGCCGCGGTAGACCGGCATGCAGCGCAGGGCGGATTCCGGCGCGACCGCAATGCCGGCCGCGGTCCGCGCGCCCAGGTCGAGCAGCGCGGTGATGTCCATTTCCTTGCGTTCGGATTTCCGAAACCAGCCGAGCATGAGATTTCACGTCCCATGCCCGCATTGATTCAACTCGCCACCGGACGCAATAGAAAGGCGACGAAGTGCGCGCAACCGCTAGCAACCGCCGACACAAAAAGAGTTCGGAATCCGGTCCCATCTCGCGCGCCGGGACCCCGCGGTCCGCGTCCCTACGGTCGAAAGTTTGCGATGGGCCCCGGGCCCTGGACGATGGTGGCCACCGCCGATAACGTTTCTCGCCTGAACTACTGCTGACTAAGTGAGGGACAGAAATGCATTCCGACTCCGTTGTGAAGGTGCTAGCCGCAGGGGCGAGCATGCGTATTAACACCATGCACGCGGACACCCTCGTCACGCTCGCTGCTACGGCCAAGCGAGCTGGGGTAACGCTGACGATCAAAGGATCGATGCACGCGGACTCAATGGTACGCATCGCCGCCGCAGGCAAAGGGCATGTGGTCTTCGACATCGCCGATGGCTGAGAGCAAATGCACGGTGGTGAAGGTTCTGGAGCGAAGGACAATGGCGAAGCAGTCCCATTGCTTTCGCAACGAGACGCTTCCCATGCCCTTGCGATCATGCACGGCGGAGCCAGGCCTGTCGCTTCGGACCCGATGCTGCCCGTGGCGGCGCACCGGTCGCGTCTACTTGCGAGGACACCACGTCCCCAGCAGCCACCCTCACGCTCAAGGCCGGGCTTTGCCTTTGGCTGCAGTCCCACGGTGGGCAGGCTCACTATCCCGCTGCCGCCGTTAACCGACCAGCAGGATCGAACGCACAACCTTTCGCCACGCGGCGAAAGGTTCACACAGTCTGAAGCGGACTCCGCTTTGGCCCGATGCCGATCGCGGCGAGCTTGTCGCGCATGCGCACGTGATGCTCTTCCGAGTATTCGATCAGCGCCTCGGTGGTGGTGAGCATCTTCAGTTCGCAGATACGCGCCCTGATGCCGGCGATCTCACGATCAGCGACCTCGCGCAGTTCGGCCGGCGATGGAAGCCATCGCGTGTTGAACGGGTTGCCGTGCTTGTCGGAACCAACATCGTTCCGGCACCAGCGGCGATAGGCTGACTTCACGGCCCGAACCGGCAAGTCTTCCACCGCCATGAACAGCGCTTCGCCTGAGGCCTCGGTCGCTAACTCGTCACGCCTGGACGATGGCAGCGCCATCATCATCTTGGTGAGCAAAGCCAGCATCTCGGCGTCGGCGTCGTCTTCAGGCGTGGGGCCGAGCAACCGCTCAAGTTCCGCAACATGTACCTTGATCTCAGCGACCTGAGTGGCTGACAGAGCCATTGAGGCGGGCAGTGTCAGCGCGGGGCGCCACTTCCCGCCCGTCTGCGGATCGGGCTGCACCTCTCTCTTCACGGCGACGATCCGCGAGCCGCACCATTCCGGCAACGGTGGCATTGCCGCCGGCCGGCGCACGTCCGGAAGCCGGAACGGCGCCATGATCTCGATTTCGGTAGGCATAGGAGGACTCCAGGGCCTTCAAGACCCAGTTTCGCCACACCGCCGGCCAATCCAGCTTGGTGGCTCCGGCTCCGCTCCGTGCGGTCCAGTAATTTCGAAAGCGCTCGGCTTCCGTCTCGACCCGGGCGGGGTGCATCCCCTTCGCATGGGCGAATTCGATGTCGGTGGAGGATGGACACCAGTCGGCTGCTAGGCGCGTGCCGCGCGCCACGGCGGTCGGGCCCTGCCCTGCCCGCCGCTTCGGCTTGCCGCGTAGTTCCAGCAATTCGACAAGCCGGACGGCATCCGGTACTGATCCGCCGCCGTCGAAATGGCGCTGCAGTTCGGTCGCTATGGGGGTCGTAGGCCCCGACCGAAACAGGTCATTTTCTGGTTCCGACAAGTCCATTTTCCCCTTTCACATCAACAGGGGAACGAACCGGGGTTATGTCGGAATGAGGCTTGAAACTATGGAACCGGCAGCCACCTTTTAATCAGTAGGTCCCGGGTTCGAATCCCGGCGGGCTCGCCAGTCATCGCAGGTTCCGATCCGGATTCCCGGCCGGATTTTTGCGCGGACTTTCCGGCAGCATTCCTGGCTTGATCCTCCGGTCAAATTTCCGGTGCGGAGCCTGACGGACATACGTGGCCGCGCGGCGAACGAACGGCATCCGCGAACACGCCGCCAGATCGGCGAAGCGCACCACGATGTGCGAAAACGCGAGGCTTCACCAGCACCGGCGCGATGCGACGAACGCCGGCGCCCCTCGCTTCGCAAACACGCCCTCGCGCGTGAAGATGCCTAGCTCGGCACCCGCATCGGGAAAGCCGGAAAGCGGTCGAGCTTGGGCGATACCGGATGCGCCTCGCTCTCACCGCACAGGACCGCAGTCGTCACCACGATCGTGAAGCCGCCGTCGGCCCGCTCGTCGAAGATGATGCCCGATGTGTGCCAGAACTGCTCGAGCATGCGGATCGTCACGCGCTTCGCCTCGACCTGCGCCTGTTCAAGACGATGGATGGACTTTTGCGTAAGGCCGATCCTCGACGCCAGTTCCATCTGACTGAGATTGAGGATGGCGCGCGTCGCGCGCAGCTTCGCCGCCAGTTTCTGCCGTTCCAGCATCAGTGCGACGCGAAGGGCTTCCGACTGTTTCATGGCGCTGTCCGAAATCACGCGACCCCTACAAAGCAAAATGCCTTCGGCGGTTTCCCGCCGAAGGCTTTGGTTCGGTTATCAGCCGACGATCACGGCCAGAAGCTGCGCTGGACGCGGAAGCCAGCCTGCCACACACCCTGATCTTCGATGTTGTAGCGGGTCGTCGCCAGACCCTGCGCGCCGGCTACGACAGCCGTGCCCGCAAAGGCGGTGTTGATCTTCTGGTAGGCGATTTCCAGACCCACATCGAGGTTGGCAACCGGGTTCCACATCGTGCGGGAGGCAACCTGCCAGCGCGAGTAGTCGGGGTTGCAGTTCGACACCTGGGTCAGGACGCCACCAGCAGCGGCGCAGTTGCCGGCGCGGATCATCGCCTTGGCGCTGTCGTTGTAGCTCACGTCGAGATAGCCGAACACCCACGACGTGCGCAGGGACGGGGTCCAGTAGTGCTCGAACGCAACCGTGCCGCCCCAAACCTCGGTCAGTTCGATCTGACCAGCCTGGCCACCCACGCCGGGGTTGGCGAACACAGCGTCGGTATAGGCACCAACCGACACGCCCTGCCTATGCAGGTAGGAGCTGACCGAACCGGGGCCGTCAGCAACGTAGCGGCTCGCGCCCTTGCCGTAGGCGATCACGCCGGACAGGGTGTCCCTGGCATCCCACGGCATCTTCAACGTCAGGCCGGCACCGATCGCCCAGCCCGTCTCGCCGCCCGGATTGGCGCAGCCCGTGACGTTGGTGCCACAACCCGCGACACCCGCGTTCGTGTAGTAACGGCCCTCGATCGCCTTCAGAGCACCCATGATCTGGGCAGAGCCCCAGGCCTGGTCGACACGCAGGTTACCGACCACGTCGGGCATAGCCTGACCCCTGTGATCGGAGGTCGTGCCGGCGCCGAAAGTCGCACCGAGGAAGTTGCCGGCGGTGCTGAGATCAACAACACCCGCAGTCTTCGGGTTGGCATCTTCCAGCGAGATCGTGGCCGACAGGCCGTTGCCGAACTGCCAGGTATAGGCGGCGACGTTCAGACCGCCGGGGCCCGTGCTGCCGTCGAGGCTGAGCGGGGCGAAGCCGTAGGCGGCGCCGTTATAGAAGCCGAAGAACGTATCCGCCCGGCCGAAGGTGAAGCCGGCGAACTGGATGAAGGCGCGCTCCAGCGAGACGTCCGGACCGGGGCCCGCGACTTCGTTGGCGACGTTACGGACGTTCATGCCCGCCGAGAAATACGAGCGAAGCGTGCCGTATTCGGTCTGCGAGCGCACATCCATGCTCATGCGCCAGCGCGCATAGTGCGAGTAGGTGTTGGTGTGACGCGTATAGACGCCGGTCGTGCCCGACACCTGATAGCCGGCACCCGGGGTCGGGGCGTTATGGAACACCTCGTAGCGCACATAGCCGCCGATCTTGATGCAAGTATCGGTGCCGGGGATGTAGTAGTAGCCGACGCCGTACAGGCTGCAGATCTTCACGTATTCAATCAATGCGGCCTGTACGCCGGCCTGTTGTCGCGGACATGCCGTCGTGAAAGTCCCGATCCCCGCCTCGAGCATCTAGGGCATTCAAGGGACCGCATCGAACCGTCCGGCGCGGATCGGACAACCGACAGCATGAGACAATCCCGCCGGCGATTTCACGCCCGCTAGGACATGTCTGGGAACGCGCAGGAATCGCGCGCACGCACGCCATCTTCGATCGCTCATCGAAGACACCACGCAACCATGAAAATCGTCTTACCGACGCGCGCACGAGCATGCCCTCGTCTTCCCTCGACACGCGTCCGGGCCGAAACAGTGCGATGCACTCACCGCTCGCGTTATCCGCAAAAACCCTTGCGAACAGCGTGGATTTCACTTGTTCACAGCATCGACTGATCTTGCTTGTATGCAGGGATCGATCTTGCTCTTTTTGAACACATATTGCTGATTAGTTCTGATTTTAAGTCCTTCGGTATATGGCCGAGATACCGAGGCCTGTATTTCTTGAGGCGAACCCATTGTGCCCTGTCATCGCGTTCTGTCTAACTATCCGCCATGCCACGCGTTCGTCTCACAGCGTTCTTCGTACGGTCCGCCACCTGTCCTTCGGAACGGCGTAAAATCGACTACTTCGACACGGAGCAACGCGGCTTCATGCTCGAAGTCCGCTACTCGGGCGGCAAGACCTTCTACCAGCGCTACATCGACGAGCGCGGCCGCGAGCGGCAATTCAAGATCGGATCGGCATCCATTCTCGGACCGGCGGCCGCACGACGCCGGGGAAAAGCCGTCGTCGCCCAATCATTGATCGGATTCGACCCGCGCCAGCAACGGGCTGAGCAGCGCGCCTCGCAAACCCTGAGCGAGCTGGTTGCCAACCGCTATCTGCCGCACATCCAGGCCTACAAGCGTAGCTGGAAAACCGACGAGACCATCCTGCGGGTACATATCCTGCCGGCGTTCGGATCGCGCTATCTCGACAACATCAGGAGCGAGGATATCTCGGCGCTCGTCACCAGAATGCGCGAGCAGGGCTATGCCACGGGCACGAGCAACCGCGCCGTCATTGTCCTTCGCCATATCTATAACCTCGCCCGCAAGTGGCGCATTCCGACCATCAAGGAGAACCCGACCACCGGGATCGTGCTTGCGCCCGACGTCAACAGGGAGCGCTTTCTCAACCTCGACGAGGCGCAGCGTTTGATTTCCTCGCTCCGCGAAGACGAAAACAGCGTCGCCGCCAACGCGATCATGCTGCTGATGCTCACCGGCGCGCGCCGGAACGAGGTAACCTACGCGAAGTGGGACTATGTGGACTGGAACAAGCGGACGCTGCTCGTTCCGCTGTCGAAATCCGGAAAGAAGCGCACCATCGCGCTGAACGCTGCCGCCCTGGAGCTTCTGCGCTCGCTCCCGCGCCTGGCCGACTGCCCGTATATCTTCCCCTCGCCCCTCACCGGCCGTCCGTCTCCCTCGCTGCACTTCCCCTGGCTGCGGATCAAGGAGCGCGCGGGGCTCGGCGATCTGCGCCTCCACGACCTGCGGCATTCATTTGCAAGCTTTCTCGTGAA